TTATGTGATGTTTTTCATATTGTTCTGGGCGTGGTCTATTCTTAGATTCTTCTATGATCTTTAGATATTTTTTTAGATACTTGTTGTCTATGAAAAATTGTTCTTGTTGTTCTTGTGTCATATTATAGTGTTTTCAGCCGCGGTCTCGACTGCTCTCGATTATTCTTTGATTGATATCCATCCTGTAACAATGAACTTCTCTTCTGTAGGAGAGATAACTCCCCTATGAGTAAATGGAAAGTCAGATGGCCATATCATTGTTAAACCCTTCTCTGCTTTGATTGTTAAGTCTTGATACAGGAAAGCAGTTCCCCCTTGATCTTGTACTGTGTTTAGATAGGTCATGAAGACAAGGTATCTGTTGGATTGTGGAAACTGTCCAGTGAGTCTTTCACTATGCCATATTGGATAACCACCACCAGCAGGATAATGTTGTATCTGGACAGGTTCAATATCAATAAAATCATATGATTCTAATACATCATATTTCTTACGATATTCACAAAGGATTTTATACAACCAATTCATGTATTTCGTACAGAGAGGTACATTGTGATTCAATGTACAATCCATAGAATCTTTTATTTCTTTGTTCACACCAACCTTCCCATCACTATTCCAACTCACACCAGCCTGTCTATTAGGCGCAACCAAACTGTAATCAATGATTTCATCACAAAGCGTAGTATCAGTCATATACCACCCATTGATAAAATTGTTAGATTCATTCACAGCATGGGTTCTTGGATATCCAAAGTTAAATTTTAGTTTGTCATTCCTCAAGTGAAAAAGTCCTCTAGTGTTCCCTGTGTTCCATAACTCTTATCGACTAGCCAACCTATGGTAGATACGATAACATTAAGCGGGTCAATGAATGACTTCTCGAACTGTGTGTCGTAGTCAACCATCTTGTGTAAGTCTAGTTCTTTCGGTAGCACTGTGATAAACGAGAATGCACTACACTGATAGAGATTAGGTTGTTTCAGATTGATGAACTTAATCTTATCTCCCTCTTGTATGTAAGGATACTTCTTGCCTAGTCTTTTCTTCTTAATCAGATGATTGTAGAGTATTGACCCCTTACAGTGTATAGGAGCTCCTTTGGCAAACATCTGATTTGAATCACTAAACTTATCTAATCCATTCACTGAGCGAGGATATGCAATCTCCTCTGGGGAAAGGTTCATGAACTCCTCTCGGAATGTTTGTATAAAGGTATTCAGTTCTTTCTCGTCACCATTCATGATGATGGACAATGCTTCTCTGAGTTTTGCACGAACCGGAGCAGGAGTAGATGACTTTACTACTTCCAGACCCATGACCTTTAGTTTAGCAGTTTTGTATTGAACTCCCTCAGAGTTATGTACATTCAATACATATCTTTTCTTGGCAGTCCATATTCCTTTGTCTGCAATGACTTCTCGTGCCATCTGCATCTTTTGTTCGTATGAGTTTACATATTTATGCAAGTCCGTATAAGACTTGTCCATGAACGGTTCAATTTTATCTCTAGCCACTTTGTCCAAGAAGGCGACAATCTTTTCAGTCTTTTCTCCGTTTGGATAAACCTTATTAACAAGTTTGTCAAAAGTAACATATACTGAGTCTGTATCACTCGCAATAACATAATCCTTTTCAGTGGTTTCCAACAGCGTATTAAGGTATTGATTAACAGCACGCTCAATCCAACGAATAGATAACTGGCCAGAAGTAGTAATAGCTTCAGCGATTGCAAGGTCATAGTAACGAAAGTAAGCATTCCCGATTGCACCATAAGCGCTGTTGAGTGATATCTTTTTGGCCATCTGTATGTTCTTATACTTTGATATATCTTTGAGTAGTTTGGAATCTTTAGTGTTTTCATATTCTTGTTGTGCCTGTAACATAAGTTTTTTGTATTTAACCCGATCATTATACATAGATTGCATAATCTCAGGAAGGAAGCCCTGTTTATCAGTCTTAAACAAAGCACCGTTGGGTGTAAGTGTCACACCCTTTAGAATAGAAGTATCTACTTTCTTATCTAACATTTTATCCACAGACATATTCGGAACTTTGTTCTGAGAATAAAGTGTCTCTGGAGAAATATTGTATTGCATAATCAGATGAGGATACAATGAGTTAAGGTCAAACGACATTACCCATTTGTGCATACCCACTTGAGGGTCTTTTACATAAGCACCCTCAAACCTTTCTGCCTTTGAATTGTGTTTCTTTTGTGGAATCACGACATTCTTCTCACGCAGATAATTGTAAATCAGAATGTCCCAATACTTGGTAGAACCCAGCACATCCATGTAATTAACCTTTGCATCATATGCCATAGTCAAGCACAGTTCAATCAGTTTCATCTTGTCTTCAAGCTTATCAACGATCTCCACATCCATGATGTTGTATTCGATAAACGATTGAAAGTCTTTTTGATACCATTCACTGAATGTTTCAAATGGGTTGCCGTCCTTGCGTTCCCCTAGTTCAACAAAGGCAATGTGGTCTAGTCGATACGACTCTTGTGCAGTATAGGTAAATTTACGATAGAGGTCAAAATAGTCTAGGTGAGAAACACCCTGTATGTCAAACACCTGATGTTTGCGACCCATCTTAAATACTTCCCTTGAGAATACACTTCTCCAAGGCGATAGGCGTTTGAGTTCGTCCTCACCAAACAGATTGGTAATACGATTGCACAGATAGGGTATATCAAAGAACTCGGTGTTCCAGCCAGTAATAATGTCTGGTTGTTGTTGTTCCCAGAAAGATAGGAACTCTTTGAGTAGATGGACTTCATCACTACATTCAATATAGGTCACATCATCTCGGTCATTCTGGAACTTACCGACACCCCACACAACAAACTTCTTACTCTGGTGGTTCTTTACAGTAATAGATAGGAGAGGTTCAGCAGCCGCTTCTGGACTAGGGAAACCATTCTCGCACTCTACCTCGATGTCTATAGTGACAATTAATATCTTATCGACATCATACTTAACCCTGTTGGGATAAGACTCACTGAGATAGTTGTAAGGATACATGGTGCTACCATGAACTAAGTTTGGTTGATTCTTATAGTTTTCAACCCACTCTTTAGCTTCTTTGATTGTTTGGTGTTTAATTGGAGTTACATATTGACCGTCCAGAGTTTTCCACTCTGTAGGTAAAGTAACAGGCGCATAGAGCGTTGGTGAATATCTTACTTTGCGATTGATGCGTTCGCCATTGACGACTTCACGCAATAAAAGAGAGTTGCCCCATTGGACAATGTTTGTATAGAATTTCATTATGTAATAATAACACCATTTAGGGTAAATGTCAATAGATTGTGTTTCTTAATTTTTAATTCTTTTACTACGGATATAGGCAAGTCGTCTTCTTCTTATCAAGATTAGTTTTTTGTTTCGTAAGTTTTTCTTTTGTTTTTTTATTATAAACATTTAATCAGGCAATCTCTTTAGGCCTTCTAGTAATAGAACAATTTGTTTTTCTAGTTCTTGTATGCGATTTTCTAATGATTTGATTTTGTTAGTGGCTTCGTTTGATACAAAGCGTGGGTATTCATCGTCTGATACTCTCACCATTGAACTGTTTGACATAAAACGCTTATAATTAGCTTCAGTACTAGCACCATTACCTCTCATCTATTTTCCTGTATCAAGTCTTATTGTTATTGTTTCTTTTGCGATCATCCGTTGTTGGAATAGATCCTGTGAGTTGGATTAAGTAGTTATCAACGATAACCATACATTTGTGACATAGATCGGGGTGAGCTGGGTATTCCAGCAACATCATTGGAATTCCTAGCCTCCAACCTCTAAAGCTTTTTTTCTTTGGTACTGGCATAAAAACTCCTTACCATTGGTGTAAACAGTTTGCGATAATAGAAATACAGGTTATAATGTTAAGTGTTACCCAAAAGGTTCTTATCCATGCAACCTTATCTGCCTCTACATTGTCCTTAAAGGCCTTTTCTCCTAGTGCATTACACCAAAGTCTCCACCAAGAGTTCTTCATTTCTTTGGTTCTGTGATTGAATGTAGAGTCTTACCTTTCACAGATAGTTTATCTGCGGCATCTTTAACACTCAAATTACCAAACTCTTTGAAGTCTTCTCCTTCTTCTTTAAGACAAAGAGTAGGTTCTCTGGCGAATATAGCATCCCAGCGATTATCATAGTCTTGTTGTGCGGCTGACACTTTTCGTGGAACATCCCCCTTTCCACCGCTATCTCTTAATTTCATCCTTTTTTTCTCCATATTTAATAAAAAAAGTTTTGTTTTCGTACCAAACACATACGATTATAATAGGTAATGCACAAAAGACTAACACCAAGAATAAAACTTTTGTCACTAATATGATAAAGGCACAGTATGCCTTAGCTAAAGATTCAAAAAATAACAAGAATGTCATGGGAATCGAGCCCGATACATGTTATCAGCATCGTTTATATGCTTTTTCCTATAATCTAATACTGCGGCCTTGATTGCATCTTCTGCAAGTACCGAGCAATGAATCTTAACTGGTGGGAGTCCTAGTTCGTCTGCTATTTCTGTGTTCTTAATGGTTTCAGCTTCGTCAATTGTCCTTCCCTTTACCCACTCTGTTAGTAATGAGCTTGAAGCTATAGCAGAACCGCACCCATAAGTCTTAAACTTGGCGTCTTCAATGATACCATTAGCACCGACTTTTATCTGTAATCGCATTACATCACCACAGGCTGGAGCGCCTACCATGCCAGTGCCAATATTATCAGCAGGTTCCCATTTACCAACATTACGAGGATTATCGTAGTGGTCTAGTACCTTGTTACTGTATGCCATTTGGTATTATTCTCTGATTAATTTCTGTTTTTTTATTGTTCATCTGTTTCCCTTAGTTGTCAGCTAACAACCCGCATATGGGTATTGTATGAACTGCTAGGGTACATTATAAGTCCTGTTCTAGCTGCGAATGAGTTTTTGTCTGTGTGAAATTATGTGCCACAACTGATGCTTCTTGGTGTGTTGGATACATTCCTACTGACGCACCATTCCATAATACTTCAAATAAAATATTTTCACCTTTTGTATGACTTCTAACTTCGGCCCTTTGATTATCACCAAAGACTTCACTAAGTACTTCCATCTAAATTCTCCTTTATAAACTCGTTTGGGTTAACGAGCTCTGTCCATTTTGACAACTTCTTGCGTTTCTCTAATACATGATTTTCCATTTCATCGTAACTGACCAAATCAAACTCTGCGGCCAGTCCAATCATACAAAACACATCAGCTAATTCACGTTTAAAATTACTAATATATTTAGAATTACCAGAAAACTCTTGTCTTCGTAGAAGTTTAGAGCAAGCTTGTATTAACTCACCGCATTCTTCCATTGTAATTACTAGAAGCTCTTGACGAACATCTAGTTTATCCATATCTTTAACTTTCACATTTATACTCTTTTAATTCTAATATAACTAGTTTACACTAATGCCTAGTAATTGTCAATAGGTAAATGACATTATCCTAACAAATAGTATCTGTTCTTCAAGTGTCGGGCAGAAATATCATCTTTAGACTGACCATGATATTCCACAGCGTGGTGTTCATCAACCAACATCTGATTGATAGACTTACGACCACCGGAGGGTTCTAAACCTTGAATATCAACAGCTCTCCACAACTCACCAAGAATACGACCATACTTACCTTTATCGTCTTTCTTTGTCCTGAGAATGATACCACCATCATGTGACAACATTTCTACTAGAAAATCTTTTGCCATCAGTCCGTATTTCTTTTCCACTAAGTCTCTGGTTCTTGATTCTGGCGTGTCTATACCATACAATCTTATGCGTTCCTTGCGTAACCAAGTTCCAAAACCTAAATCTATATTTACGTCAACAGTATCACCATCAACCACTCTATCTATTTCGACTCTATATTCATACATTTTCTTTCTTCCTTTTTTCCTAAACCGCGAAGGATTCTCCACAGCCGCAAGAAGCAGTAACATTTGGATTTTTAACGACCAAAGAAGCTCCAGCAAAACCTAACACATAATCAATAGTACAACCTTCCACCATTTTTTCTGCCAGTTTATCGACTAACAAAATGTTGTCAACCAATGTGCCGCCTGTATCGTCATTTACTAAATCCCAACAATACTGAAACCCAGAACAACCACCACCTTCAACAGACACACGAGCATAACGACCAGATAAACCTAATCCAATCATATCTTCTAAATACTCTTTTGCTGTTTCTGATATATTAATCATTCGTAATAACTCATTGATACACCGTTTTGTTCTTTAACGACCAAGTTAATTCCATCAGAGCCGCGACTAACTGTTGTTTTTATCTTACCCTCATTACTTTCTTCTAAAGACTTTATCTTACGAGCAGTTCTTTTTTTCTTTCTCTCGCTCATCTGCCGGAAACTTATATTTGCAGCGATAATCAATAGTACTGCGAGTGGGTCAAAGACAAACACTAGAATGAGAATGACACCACGAACAGCAGTATCAATATGGTCAAGTGCTTCATCTCCATACACTAACGCAGAGATATATTTCAACGGCCCAACTTCAACCTCAAAGCTATTTATCTGTAATTGGTATTCAGACTTCTCGTCAAGCAATATATCTATCTTATTTTGTGTAGTATTAACCTGTGATACGAGTCCAGCCCGTTCTTGTTCTTGTTCTTGTCGCTTTGCTAGTCCTTTTGATACTGCGCCTAGTTCTAAGTATTTGTCTAGTGCTGTGTCTAATGCGTTAAGTTGAGTTTCTGCTCGTGTAATTGTCTTGCGTTCTGACTTAATACGATTGTCTATTCTATCAACCTTAACATATAGTTCAGATGTTCCTGTGCCTTGATCTATGTGTGCTTTGGACAGATAACCAAAAATACCCATACTAGTGATAAACATGAGTACTACTACCGCCAATGTAAGATAGGATTTCAACAAGAAAGGAACTTTCTTCCAATTTTGGTATAACCAAGAGGCAGTTATTAGTTTACCAATCTCTAACATAACACCCATGATCGCTATAGACCATGCTGATGCAGAAAAGATTGCCATAAGACCAACAATAGAGTAAAATGCAGCAACCGCACTAATACCCAAAGCTGTTAATAATGTAACGATTGCTAATATCATAATACTATTTAGGTGATTTTACCTTTGACTAAACAAGCTCCTTTGGTTCTTCATATAATATTTCATCAAATTCAGTTATGTAAGAGGACGGAAGACCCATATAATAACACACATATGAACCATCAGTTCCCGCACCCATTTCTTCAGCATCAAGTAAGTACTTGACCGCAGATTTCCGATCATTACCTAATGCTTTGATACACTGTTCAAATATAACAGCCTTTGCAGTTACAATTTCCTCTTTAGCAATTTCATATGCTTGGAAAGACTCTTTAGAAAGTTTTTCTGCTTTAACAAAATTCTGTAGTTCACCGATCATACTAACTCCCACCCTGTAGATGTAAATTTATACTTATTAGTTCCAATTAAAATAAAATCATGCATAGCTGTGCTTCGGCAAGTCTTCTTAGGCCCAATGTAATTAACATCATCACTCGCATACCAAGCAGTATTAATACTGTTAGTCAATCGAAATGCAACCTCACACTTTTCCGTAGCACTGAGTCTTTTATCGACTCCAATCTTTGCAACAATTTGAGGTTCTACCTCAAACGCTGCGTGAATAACTGTAATAGTTTCTTTAAACTTTTCTTCGTATTTTTTTACTAATGCATCAGACATTAAGCAACCTTTTTCTTTTTAATTTTAGTAAACTTTCTTCTTGATTTTGAAAATGTTTTCATTGGAGAACTAAAGATTATTTCTTCTTCAGTTCCACTCTTGATATAACCAACTAAATGTCCAGCTGGATTCAATATGTAAATGTTGTTATGAACAATGTAAGGTTCATTCCATTCTGTAGTTTCTTGAAGATAAATATTCATTATACAACCTTATATTCTTTATTCCACTTACCAATATTGATGTCAGTATAATGCGAACGGTAAAAATAATCAGTCATCATATCATCATGGTTGAAGTAATTTGGCCCTTTCATTGCATCTAACAACTCGTTTAGAAACTTTCTAGCAACTCCCTTGTAATGGTCATCAATCCAATAGGTATTAACAGCTGTATAATCAGAATTATGTTTGAAGTCAATAGCACCTTCTTTGAGGTTGACAACCAAAGTACTATGATTGTTAACAGCAATAGACCCCTTCATTTTATACTTTTTAAGTATTAATTTAATAGCAGGAGCAAGTTCTTTTTTATCTTTTTGTGAAACGTAAGCCATGTTTTTCTCTCTCTTTTTTATCTTATGTAGCCATTATACTCCATTTATGAAGCAATGTCAAGTCTTATTTCACCTTCTGGCCAAGTTAAATCAAATCTATCATCATTCAATAGTACATCACGAACACGTTCTCGGTCTATGCTATCCCAATAGGGAGTGGACTTTTCTAAAGTTAATTCATCAATATAAATGTTAGTAGCTTCAATGATTTGTTCCATAGTTGCATTCATATCGTAAAGTTGGTTTTTACCATAGAAACCATAAACATACTTAACAAATTTGTACTGTTCTATAGTAATAGCAATCTTATTAGTGGCTTGGTATAATTCTTCGTTCAATGTCATAATATATTCTCTCTCTTTTTTGATTTTGTATACCTATTATAACACAGCTAGCTAGCAATGTCAAGGCACTTAGGCAAAAAAAATCCCTGTAGAAACAGGGACTTAGTAAAAACATTGAAATTAATTTGATTATTTTCGTTTTTTCTTGGCAAGTTCATTAGAAATCCATTGTTTTCCTACAGGATTTGACACTTTTGCCATTGCAAGTGACTTAATTTGCTTGTAAACAGGGGTCATTACATCTTCTTCTGTATCATTATTGTCAACAACTACGAAATTGCGTTTAAAATATTGACTAAATTTACCAATATTAGACTGCACCTCTCTCCAAGACTTAATGACCATAGACTCTGGTACACTACGAGCTCGTGCTTTGTTTCTTGCAAGTGCAGTATCCAGAGAAGTATTGACATAAATCATATGTACATCGTAACCAAGTTGTTTTAACTTTGTGGCTTCATCTGAAATCTTTGCAAAGTTTTTCCCTGTTCCATCAATAATTAAACCAAGTCTACCGTTTACATAATTTTTACCTTGAATTCCAGTAATTTTTTTTGCTTTGATACGAACATCGTCACGAGCATCGGATTCTTTATCAGGCATTTTTAAAGACAATTGAGCATCTTTCAAAAATTTCTCAAATGCAGGATCAGAGTTGACAGTCTTCAGACCTAGACCGCCAGTAGTTTGTCTTACAACATAAGACTTACCACTGCCCGGCCCACCGGCAAGAAAGAATGCTTTTAAAATATTAGGGTCATAGACACCCTCTTGCAATTCGTTAAATGAAATCATCTTTTTCCTTAAATATAACTTAGGCGTACTGCGTTCGCCTCTTTGGTGGTTCTGTTGGTTTTAATTTTTCTATAGTACTCAATAAATATTTATCCGTTTCTGAAATTAGTTCAATTCTCCTATCTCTATTTACAAAGTTTAATTTACGCAATTTTGATTTAGATTTTTTCTGAGCCATTAAGGCCTCCTAATTAGATTTGGTTAAACATAACATATTTTATATGACTATAGACATCTCCTTTTAGTATGTAAGTTCTCTTATTATACCTTCTTTGCCAAGAGGTTCTCCAGATTCCGAGCTTGGAGAATAACCTATTGAAAATGAATCTTTTGCTGCTGTTAAATAAATTTCGTGTTTTTTAGTTGTTTGGTCAAAACTGTGTCTTAATGTAGTAATTAAATAAATACCAGTAAATTGTGGATCGTTTTTGTTTTTATGTGTTTTACCAACTGTTGGAACTACAATGTTTATCATATCCCCTGCAGCAATTGTAGTGTTACCTGTTATTTTTAAACTAACACTCACACCAGCTCTCAATTCCATAAATTTTGCTTGTCTTTTTAATATTGATTCGTTAATTTTATCTGGTGTATAACGATATGATAAAGTTTCATTTGTGTGTTGTGTGTCATATACACCATCTGTATTTACTGGATGCAAATGTATTCTTGAATCAGAAAAATCTCCTATAGTATTTCCTAAAGCATCAATTGAACTTGTTCCAAAAACTGGATTAGACTGTTCACCCTCAAGTCTAGGAAACTCGTTAAAATTATCAAAATGTTTGTATTCTTTAGACGAGTAAGTCTTATTATATATATTATATTCAATAGTTTTAGAACCCAACATTCCACCTTGAATGTTAGCTAACATATCATTATTTGAATTTACTTGAAAGTCTATTATTCTTAACATTTCTGTAAGTATTGATGCTTTTTTGCTTCCTTTCTCTAAGGGGCCTAGATCACTAGCAGAGTATGGGCCATGACTTGTACCTGTCATCATATGTTCTATAGTTTTAAAGTGAATGCCTTTAGTATTTTCAAAAAACATAAAATGAGGAGAGTTATATTCTTTTGATATAGCTTCAGTTGCAAGAGTAGTTATAAATTTAAAAGGATGAACATTTGGTGAAACAACTTTTCTGATACCCTGAGTTGGTTCAACAAACACATTTTTGTTGGTGTTGATGTATCGTTCGTCCTTTAATACATTAACAACAATATTACTAATATCGTCTGTGTAACTTTTTGACACTCTGGTACGTTTATCTTTTAGTGCTTCTGGTGTAGTAAAACTAAGATTTATAACTTGAGCATTAGAAGAAGCTTTGAACTTAGCAACTACTTTGTAAATACAAAATGTACTGTCAGTAAAGTCAATTTCTTGACCTTCTAAATTTGGTGTTGAAAGTTTCAATGACATAAATTCTTGACCAATGATTGGGCCATTAGCCGCGATGTTATGAACATCTAAAATGGTGATAGAACCAGATAGTGAAGTTGAAAATATACTTTCATATATGTCAATAGCTTGAACTGAGTTTTTTAAATCTAGAACACTACCAGAACTAGTTTTTATTAACAATTCTTTTACTTCATATTTTCCAGCATAATTAGTTGATACAGTGGATGCCATTAGATAACTGATTCCTTAATTAAAGCTTCATGTTCTTCTACATATTGTTCTACATATTGAGGGTCTAACAATCTAATCTGTCTAAGTTTATTCTGTGCAGACTGTTCGTATTCTATATTAGTTATAATGGTTGCATTCGTATAAAAGTCTGAGTCACCAGTATATAATGCAGAGTTTGAATATACATTTATTTTGACACTAGTATCGCCTGATGTCTGTGCCTGTTCATAGTGGTGTGTACCATTAGGGTCATCATACTTATCATTCACATACTGTAAAAATTGACTAGTCGCCATAGGCCATTGATGATATCTGTCTGTGATGTTGTTCACTGACAATATTACCCAATGCAACTCTGGGTCATCATACATTTTATCTGCAAGAGCTTCTGGAGTTTCTCCATCTTTTACATCATAGGTATCAAACAACAATGCGTTTGCTTTTGCAGTATCACGAATACCAGTTCGTCTAAGAATGTTTGTTACAACTTTAAAGTCACCTTGACCAACTGAATCATATGGAATTTTAGGAAATTTATCAAAATACATATTAGAATCCTTGCTCTGCTTTTTCTCTGGTAACTAAATCTAATTCTTTAAAACTTAAAGTCATTGATGTTTCTACTGGAACTGCATCTGCGTGAGTCTTATATTTATCTCCACCATACTTAACATCCATATTTGTAAGTACACAAGTTCCTATTTTATTCAAATTCATATTTTCCTCACCAAGATGCATATATTGAATGTCAAATGTTGCAGGAGTTGTTAGTTGCATTGAACCCGCACTTTTTATTTCTGGTAACATATACATTTTGAATGTCTTAACAATATTTTTTGCCATTTCAGCTTCTGCTGCACTTTTTGGCATCATTTTAAATTCGTATGAAAAATCTCTTTTAGGAATACCTTTAAATGCAAGTTCCATTCTAGGTGCTTTGATAAATCCTCTTTGCATTTCAAAAGCTGCGTTTGAACCAGCAAAGCCGGGAATTAAATCAATTGCTGATGTACCTCCTTTAATTATTCCATCCCCTATAGCACCTGTTTGGTCTTTGAGTGCTTCTTTAGCAGAATCCATACTTGCAGTGCCAGCTAGAATTGATTGAATTGCTTCTACTCCCATTTTTGTACCTGTACCCATTTCGGTATCTTGATAATCTGCACCATATTTTACATCAACACTTGGAGGCATGTACATACAGATAGATACTGGCATCCTTACAGTTGCTTTTCTTTTTATACTAAGAGAATTATCTTTCACTGATGCTTTTTTGGCAGGTTTGATACCTTTTAAATCAGCAAGTCTTGCAGTAACACCATTCGGATCTCTACGTTGTCTAATATCAGACTTTGTTCTGCTGAAAAAACCATCGGCTCTTTCGGTTTCAGCCATAGCTTGAGCAATTACAGGATCATCGGGTAAGATGTCCAATCCAGCTTCAAGTTTTTTGCGTGAATCTTGATAATCAAGAACTTCATCTGCTTGTTCGTTAACAAAAAATTGGATATAATGCCCCTGATTACCATTAGCACCAGTAGGGCCTTCCAAATCAAGAGGAAATGTTAAATTTTGAGTACTGTATTTACCCCCGACTGCATTAGCAAAATCATTACTAGCACCGCCTTTTTTACCACCTCGTATAGTATCTATGGCTGATTTTTTAAGAATACCAACGGCATTTTTAAAGACTCTGCCTGTTTGAGCTTCTGCAGCCCCGCGAACGGCATTATAGATATTTTTTGCCATGTATAAATACTCCTGTGATTATAACTATTTATAAGATAAGTTAATGGCATACAGTGGCAAATACCATCCAATTAACCCTAAAAAGTATAAGGGTGACCCATCTAAAGTAATATATCGTTCACTTTGGGAACGTAAACTTATGGTGTATTGTGATAAGACCAAATCTGTATTAGAATGGGGTAGTGAAGAAGTCATTATTCCCTATGTATCGCCATGGGACGGAAAGGTGCATCGTTACTTTCCCGACTTTTATATGAAAGTTAAACAATCAAGTGGCAAGACCAAAAAGTTTATCATTGAAGTCAAACCAAAGTATCAGTGTAAACCTCCGGTCAAAACACCAAAACGAAAAACCAAAAGGTGGATGAGTGAAGTTAAGACTTGGGTTATCAATGAGGCAAAGTGGAAATCTGCAAATTTCTTCTGTGAAGCAAATGATATGGAATTTAAGATTTTAACTGAAGACCACCTTAACATTAAGTATAAATAGTATTATGGCTAAAAGTAAATATATTCAAAGTGTTATAGATGCAACGAAAGGACGACCAAAATCTACTGATTGGTATCGTGAAAAGATCAAAGAGTTTGGAGAGCCAGGCGCCATGGATTTAATACGAGATGGAAAGCGTAACAATAGACCTTTCTATGGACGATTGAATATGTTCTTCTATGACCCAAAATTCAAAAAGAAGTTACCTTACTACGATACATTTCCTTTGGTGTTACCAATAGAAAAATATCCAGATGGGTTTCTAGGTATTAACTTACACTATCTGCCTATGAAGTTAAGACTTCAGTTGTTAGATAGATTAGTTGATTATAGTAACAATACTAAGTTTGATGAAAGTACAAGACTTGCAGTTGATTATAGTAAACTTAAAAAGATACAAATACTTAAACCAACACTTAAACGATATCTTGCTGGACAAGTTAAGTCACAGTTCCGTAGGATAGATGCAGATGAGTTTACAGTTGCAACACTGTTACCTGTGCAGAGATTTAAGAAAGCATCAGCCTCAGAGGTTTATGCAGACAGTAGGAAAATGATCTAATGGCAGTCAACTTTAAAGGACTTCGAGATGCAGTAGCATTTGGTGCATTAAATGAATTTCTTGCAACTTTCAATAGTGGTGATGGTTATTCAAGACCAAACCGCTATGAAGTTGTGATGAAACCACCCTCTGGTACTTTGGGAAGTAATCAAGTAAGTTTATTTTCTCAACTTATGGGAGAAAAACACACAAACGACAGTAAAGCTGTTTCTCTCAGATGTGAAG